AATCTACCATCAAATTCTGGTCTGTTATGAATTATGTCCTCTCTAAGCTCTATAGAATAAGTTATACTACCAGAAAGTAAACTAGACATATCAGCATTGTCAAAAGAAGATGACACTCTAAAACTATAATCTGGTGGGTTTGAAGAACCTACTTGTTTAAGACTTACTAACTCTCTCCATTCTGTAGTCGCTGTTTGACCGCTTGAAGATCCAATTATTCTTGCGTAGGCATAACCTCTACTAACCTTAGACCAAGTTTGCTCCATAAACTTAGTACCAAAAGTGTTTTCAAATTGGGTTCCACTTACAAGAAAGTTAACAGCGGTGTTTGTAGGTGTTTGGTTTTGTAAAGTAGCAGAGCCATGTGAAACTTTTTTAGATTTAATATAATCTGGCGCTTCATTTTCTATAGCTAATACTTTATATCTAGCTTTTTCAGCTACAGGTCTTGTATCATCATGACGTTTTTTAAGAATTAAATGTGTGTCAATATCAACTTTGTTTCTTTCAGACGAAGGAAATGAAATCCAAACGTTACCATCTTCAGCATCGTACCAACGATCCATAACCATGTTATAGTATTCATTAGATGTTTCTTTAATATAATACTTGTAATACGTAGCCCAAGTAGGGATTGTTGTACCACCGTAATCTATAGTTGCTTTTAATCTATTATTTCTATATGAGTATTTTTTGTCTAAAGTAATACTACTACTTTTTTTAGGTGCTTGTACTGGTGTTTCTCTACCATACTCGTCAGAGTAAACTATACCCAACTGATATGTTCTCATTGTTTTTACAGATGGTGAACCAATCCCACCATCTTGTAAATAATTTTCTCCATTTTCATGTTTACCAGCCACTGTTAAATTAATATCACCACTTATGTCATAACCTTGTTTATAATTAGCAAACACTAATCTATTACCAGTTATAGCTAAAGTTGCTGCAGATTTTGGAACATTATCCCAAGGTCTTAATATTTGATTACCAGGAACAACAGCATGTATCATTTCTGATGTTAGTACATACTCACCTCTATTAACATTAACAGTTCTGTCTGGCCACTCAGGGTGGTCGTTTTCTCTAGTTATAGTTTTTACAGTGTAAACATTTGGACTAGTTTCTTCTTTATAAAGTAAATCTACAGCTACAACATCACTAGGAAATAAATCAAACTCATGAAAATAATCTTTTAACTTTATAGACTTAGCTCTATTTGTCATACCTAAGTTAACGCCTTTTTTAGATATAAAATCAAATGAACCAGGCATAAAAGCAACGTTAGTCCAAGGTGCAAATGTAGAATATTCACCATCAACATATCGCCATCTATAAGAAAATCTAGGGAATTTAAACTCAAATAAAGCGTTTTCTGTTTCTAGTCTACCTTGCCAATCAGTAAGAACCGTCTGAACATCTATTGCAACACTATCTATTTCAAAGTTATAAGGACCAGTGCTACCACCGTTTTGTGGTGCACCACCAGGACCACTAGTTACTGTAGCTCTTACCTTAGCATCAGTTGATTCTAGTACGTTAGCAGGTTCTGACAAGTCATCTGTGAATATAACTACATCACCTTTTCTAAGATCTACCGCTGAAGTAAAATACAATCCGTTTACAGCAGTACCAGCTTCATATGGATCTCCAGCTCCACCGTTTTCTCTCCAAACTATTTGAGTTGATAACTGACCGTATGTAATATTGGGAGTTAGTAAGTTACCATTACTATCGACTGGCACTCTTTCTATAGGAGTGTCTGACATCTCTAATTTTAATGGAGCTTTAGGATATTTTTTAACTACAGTTGTGTATTGTTTTTCAAGATATACTGGCTCATATTCATTTTGCCTTAAGGCAACTTCATAACCAGTTGATGGTCGTTCTATAACTAATCTAGTGTGAAAATCCTGATTATTTGTATAGCCAGTAGTATTTCTTTTACTTGGGTTAGCTAAGTTAGTAGCGTGAGTTTTAACTAAAGCTGGATTATGACCTACAACTCTAGCTGTACCACCTGTACCTAGCAAAGATCTTTTTATATTTATTTTTCTTGGCTCAGTGTAGTTGTCTGTCCAAAATAACAAACCGTCTATATGATCTATAGAGGTTATTTTATCAAAAGGATTAAACTCTAAAACTCTTGGAGCTTTGAAAGTTATAGATTGACCAACATTTATATATATGTTTGATGATAAAAATATTTTCCAGGATGTAGTACCATTTTTAACAATATCAGTAACTTGTATATTGTGATGTTCGCCAACGGAGTAAGTAGCTCCATTAGCTACTGTTTGACCAGCTATTGTCTGTGAACTTCCACTAGAGTTTGTAAAAGAGCCAACAACCTTCATACCTCTTCTTATACCAGTCTTGTTTATGGTAGTTGAAGCGCCTATTGGTACTTCAATATAAGGAGCACCTGTCTGCATTGCAGCGTGAGCATTTTGTTTAACTTTAAATATATCTACAACAACATACTTACTGAGTTTGGATATTGAATCATACTCTATTATGTAGTCTTTATATATTAATGGTTGAAAACCTTGAAGACCTGGGTGTCCTTGACTTGACACAAAATAATATATAAAATCAGACTCAGGTAAAACGTAAACACCAACACAAGTGGAGTAATCGGCAAGAACAATATTAGAAGTTACTTCTGTGTTACCTAAAAGCGTTTGTACAGAACCAACGTCACCACCATCAGAAGACGACACTTGTATATTATTAGCATCACGATATGTTCCATTCCCAACTATACGCTCGTCGCTGTCTTTATCCATCTTACCAGCGGCGAAGTTTCTTTTGTATTCTGCCATGTGTTATTTTAGTGTTTAATCCATTTAGATTTACCTCTTAGTATCTGAGTAATCTCTTCTAGTCTTATATTTGATAATCTTATTTTTGCTTTTCTAGTTTCAGCAAACTTTTCTTTCTTTAAAGTAGGTAGCATACCTTGTGGTTGTTTTGCTCTCGCTTGTAAGCAACCGTATAGTATGTGTTTTATCATTGCCTCTTGAGCAAACTTATGAACAATCATGTCTTGCTCAGTATGTATTTCTGTATTGTAAGGAGAACTTGAGTGTACACCAGACTGTAGCGTAGCTACACCATCACTTATGTATTTTAATGTTATAACTCTTCCTGTTAAATTACCAGAAAAGTGTATTCTACCTTTTAAGTAATCTATATAAAAAGATCCGTGAGCATGCATGTGTCTAGGCTCTGATCCAAACCTTTGTCCTTCTTGTAAATCATATATATCGTATTGATCAGCATCATTTATATTTGGTGTTGCAACTCCAGTTGGTGCACTTAACACACCAGTGTTTACAGTGTTACCGTGGTAATCAAACCAAGTGTTAGAATCACTAGCGTGTGTAGCTGCTCCATTACTATCAAACTCTATAAAATAATCGTTATCTTGTTGGTAAGGTGTTGGGTTGCTAGTAACTATAGCTGGCATTAAAGTTCTTTCAATACCGTCATCACCTTTGTATGTTAGTTTAGTATAACCTACAAAATCTATAGGTAAAGCCATTAGTAACGATGGTGGTATTTCTATTTCTTTTGATTTTACAGATCTAAATGTATCAAAACTAAGCTCTTGCATTGATCTATAAGCGTGATACGATACATCTGATTTTCTAACGCCTTCTAATATTTGACCTTCTTGACAATAAGAAGCTAGCACGTCATTTATAACATCATCAATTTTCATAAACTGATAATTACCATATTGAGCGTCATCACCGTTTAGTTGACCTCCATTTTGTCCTTCGTAATATTGTTTCTCTGTTAATGTTATTAAGTTATTCGGCATGTCTTATTATTTTGTTTCGTTACTGTTTTGTGTTTCTTCATTAGAAGCTATTTGAACTAAACCAGCTTTATTAAGTGTAATACCAGCTAACTCTAATATTTTTATAACTAAGTTTGTTTCTTCAGATCTATGCATGGTAAAGTTTACAGAGTTACTGTTATCATACAGTGCTTTTTCATTTACAACGACATAAGCCCACTTAACAGTTGGAGGTACCGTAGCAACAACTTCTACTTTTAAACCAGATGTTAATGGTGTTTTACCTGTGCTTTCTCTATATAAAGAAAAAGTACCGTCTGTATTTTCTGTATAATAATAATTTTCTTGATTGTTAGTATGCCATCTAGAATTTGTCTTAGCATCCCATAACTCTTTTAAATGGTCTAATGAATTGTAATCAACAAGTTGTAATGGGATTGAAGAACCTCCTGTACCAGTGTAGTACATTCTACCAGTTCTATATATACTTGATGCTGTAAGTGATGGTAAAGTAAAACTACCATTTGTAGCATTGTATGTCAAGGCAACGTCTGTTCCTTTGTATATACTTATTTTTTCTCTGATTATATTGACAGTATCTGCAAAGTCAGGTTCTAATGGATTACTCGCCCCTGGGTTTTGCTGATCTTTATCTCCTCTTTTGTTTAAAGTTACATAACCAGCTAGGTCATAAAAATACTGCTCAAATATATCTAATTGTGCTTGGTTAGCAAACAAGTTAAATTCTTGTGGAGTAATGTAACCCCTTTGCTCTTTATTTGCTAGAGCTAGTACTCTTTGATAAACTGTATCTATACTTATCTCTTTGTTGTTTGCCATTTATTATTTGTTTAAATAATGTAACCACCCTATATAAGGGTGATTACATAATATTGTTTTACTTTAATTGTTTTTCAACTGAAGTTAGCACTTCCATGCCTTCATCAGTTTTAAACCATGCTGCTAAGGCAGAATACGGATGTTCGTCAAAAGGAACGTTCATCAATTTTCTATTGTTAGAAGCCCAACTAAAAGTTCTTTGATCGTGTGATAAGTTGATAATCCCATTTTCAACAGCTTTTATACCTAAGTTTCTAATATGGATATTTTCATCTTTCATTAAATCTAAGAATAACATTGGGTTTTTCTTAGCAAATACAAGTAAATCTCTTTTAAGTTCCTTAGAACTCATCTTAGTAACGCTAGAACCTAACTCTACACGCATAATTGCTTCTGCCATATCTATATCTACAGATCTAGCTGCTATTAAAGCGTCTATTTCAAATTCCATGTTAGCTAATTCATTTTCAGCTCTTACTTGTGGTTGTATTTCAAAATAAAGAGTATCTTTTTTAGGGTGGTAAATACTTAAATACTTTTGTAGCGTTACCTCGTTTTTAGGTACAGCTAATATACCGTTTCTAAATATAATGTGTCCAACCAATTGATCTCCTTTCATTTCATCTACAAAAACTGTTCTTTGGTTTTTACAATATTTAATCTCTCTTTCGTAACCTTTCTCTTCGTCAAAGAAATATAAACCTCTAGCTTTTATAGTGTATGTTAGTGGTGTTCTATTGTCTAACAGTCTATAAACTCTGTCTTTAACTTCCCAACCTCCAACTATGTGTTTTTTTGGTTCTTGTCTTTTTGGTTTTGGATTTTCCATAACCGGTACTTCTACTTGTGGTTGTTCAACAACCGTTTCTTGTTTTTTTGCCATAATATAATATAATATAAGTTAATAAAAAATAAAAGGACCGAGGCCGAAGCCCCGGTTCTTTTAAAAATAATAATGATTAAGCGTTCATTAATAAGAAGTTATTAGCTCCTTGAACAACTAAACATCTTTCAGATAAGAAGTGCATTTCCATCGCATCTAAATCAGAAGTAGTAGCACCAACCGAACCAGTAGTCCAAGTTTTGTACTTTCTGCTTTCCATGTTAGAAGCTCTGTAACGTACATGTAAGAAAGGTCTTTTTAGGTTTTTACCTAATACCTCATCATATACAGTAGATACACCAGCTGGGATCATAACACCAGTTATGTTACCAATTGAAGCTCTCGTACCTTTATCATTTAGATATTTGAAGTCAGACTTGTAGAAGTCATAAGAACCTCTTCTGAAACCAGTGAAACCTAAGTTTAATGCCATGTCTTCAGAGTTGTTAAATACTCCAAAAGAAGTACCACCACTGTAGCCAGCATTTAATGTAGCTAACCAGTCATCAAAACCTATAGATACAGCTCTGTTTAAGAACATCATGTTCTCTTCAATAGCACCTTGCTCATCTAGTTTTGCTAATAAACCATCAACCTCAGTAGTTGTGATTGCATTAGAAAAGTCAGAAGTTATATGTCCTCTATCGTTGATAGCTGCAAATAAACCTTCAGTACCGTCAATTCTACCAGCAGCGCCAGTAATAGTTGATGGTGTCATTGGGTTAGAACTAGCAGTTGAAGTTGATTTCTCAGACTCTAGCATAGCCATTTCTAAGTAATCATTAAAACGAGCTTTAGTATCACCTGAAGCTTTTAAGTACCAGTAGTAACCGTTTTGTCCTTCCTCACCAGAAATTTCAACCCATCCAATTTGAGCTGTATCAGATCCTGAGATCTCATACTTGTCTTTTAGGATAATTGGCTTGTTGTTTCTTTGTTGGAATTGTGGTTTGTTAGCTCCAACTCTACCTACAGAACCTTTAACATACTCAGATCCATATACCATAATAGTTGCTGCATCAGTACCAGTTAATCCAGCTGACATATCAGCCGCACTAGTATCGTAAGCAAACGCTGTAATTAGACCAGCAGATGAAACTGCGTTTACGAAAAACTTCTTAACAACTGTAGTTTTTCTAACTAAAAGCATATCACCAGCTCTTACACCGTGATTTGCACCAACTGCACCACCGTCTACATCTGTTGCGTTAGTCATTGTGATTGTTACATCACCATCAACACCAGATGCAACGTTTGCTACTGTACATGCTAAATACGTAAGGTGTAATCTACCTTGCTCTGACCAAATTACTTGGTCTGAAGCCATAGCTTCTTCTGCACCTACTTTTGATAAGAAACCTGAAATAGTTCTGTTACCGAATATCTCAGCTTCTTTTTCGATTAAATCTGGCAAATATTGTTGAGCCCAACCTTTCTCAGCTGCGCTTGTAAAATCAATATAGTTTGTTGCCAGTGTTTGTTTTATAGGAGCTGGTGTCATTTTACCAGTCCCTTGAAATGTTACTGCCATTTTAAAATTGTTTTTAAATTAATAATTAGTTTCGTGTTTTAATTCGCAATTTCATATCATCTGAGCTATCGCCCAACACTCTAACAGTAATACCATCTTTAGTAGTCGAATGTGACTTCCTAGATGTATTAATATTTTTCGCATCAGCAACTGAAGCTTTTATAGCATCAGCTTTTCCTTGCTCATAAAAATGATTTGCAATTGCATCAGGATTCATTGCAGTAAATAAACCTTTGTGATAACCCTCAGCATTCTCCATTAATCCATCTTTATTCAAAAACTTTTCGATAAAGTTATTAATGTCTTTTTGTTGTGTCTTCACTTGGTCTGCATTACTAACATTGTACGTAACCTGTTTGTCACCAACTTTAAATTCAAAACCTTTGAAATCGTTGTTAAAAACCTTATCGGTTTTATTTAAGAATGTATCAGACTGCTGTCGAACAATTTTAGTGTTCTCTTCCTGTTCTGCATTGTAACTATTGTAGAAATCTACGGCTTGTTGTTGCTCTTCACTGAGTTTATTACTAGCTTTAATTTCTTCGTAGTATTTAGACTTTTGCCCGTCTAAATAGGCTTTAGCCTCGGCAACTTGCTCTTTTAAGGCTATTTTCTTTTTTCTTATCTCTCTTTCATCTGCATTATCTTCATCATAAGAGTAAGTATCTTCTAATAAGAAGTTTATTTCTTCATCGTTTAAATGAGGTTTTGTTTTTTTATAGTAATCGTGTAACACCTCAGCGTCATCTAGCTCTTCTACGTCAGTGTTTAAATTTACATAATCTTCAAGCGTTCCACCAGTCTCTTTCATAAACTCTTTAAGTTTAATAAGATCGTCTGGTAAATCAACTTCTATAACCTCTTCCTGTGCTTGGGTTTCCTGTTGTACTTCTTCTTGTTCTTGTGGGGCATTGGCATCTTCATCGACTCCAACCACTCCCTCGTTGTCAGTATTGTCTTCTGCAACTTCTGTTGTTTCTGTGGTTTCATCTTCTATTGGGTTTTCTACTGGTATTGATAAATCTACTTTATAATCACCATCTTCATTTATAGAGACGGGTGATTGTACTGTCTCTTCAACTGATTGTTCAGTTGCTTGTGTAGTTTCTTCAACTACGTCTTTGTTTTCTTCCATGATATAATATTATTAAATAATTAGTTAAACATCCATATCCAACCCTTGACCCATCACATCATTACCTGATGACTCAAACTTTGGTTCAGACTTCTTTTCTTCTCTTTTATCTTTACGATCTTCTTGCTCTGTTTTTGAAGCCATTTCCATACGCTTCAGTTTAGTGTTAATTTCAAACTCATGATCCATTAACTCTTTCTTTAGTTGAGCTTCTTTTTTCATAAACTCCATTTGTAGTTTATTCTTTTCAGTTTCTAATAGTATTTGATTATCAGTCTTTGCTTTTTCCTTTTGCATATCACCTTGAGTTTTGGCTTGTGCTGACTGTACATTAGACTGGGTTTGTGCTTGTTGTTGTTGTTGTTGTAATTCTTTATCTTTATCTGCTTTCTTTTTTCTACGTAACTTAAGCAGTTGGTTTGCCATTTTAAGATTTTTAATTTCTCTTAAATCTATAGCATCGTCAAGCTCTATTAGCTTTTGTTGTAATGCCATTTGTATGTTATTCTCAAGTATTTGTTTTTCTTCTTCATCTGGCATTAATTCTATAAATATACCAAAGTCATATAAGTGTAACTCTTTCATCTCATCTAACGTAGCCACGTTATGAGCTCCTATAGATTGTATAAATGCATCTTTAGTTGGTGAGTACTCTAGTATATCAGATATTCTAAGCGATATTTGCTCTGCAGCTTCTACAGTTAAAAATAACGATGCGTCTAGTATATGTCTTGTTGCTACATTTGAATTTGCAGCGGCTAATTTTTGTATACCAACTAATGATCTAGAGTCTGGTGTTGAAGCATCTCTAGCCTCGTTTAAACCAGTCACATCTCTAATCATCTGCAAGTAATAATTATAGTTACCTATAAGTGCTTGTAATTTACCACCTGCACCAGCTCCATTTGATATTTCTTGTACTGGTATTTTACCTGGGTTACTATCACCGTCCTGTGTAAATGATCTACCAATAACAGAACCTGTTTGGAAGAACATATTTAAAGCTTCTTGTGGATTGTAGTTTGTACCATTACCTAAATCAACCTCAGCTAAACCATCGATGTCTAGATAAACACCGTCTGGCACCATACGTGATAACACTTGTTGTATTTTTAGATGTGTAAGTTGTATCATGTCGGCAAAACCAGTTATTCTACTAACAATAGACTCTATTCTTCCTTTGTACATTTTAGGAGCTACTAACGAATAGTTCATTTTAACCTTATTAAAATTACTCTTGTCTCTCATCATGTTATCAGCTTTTTGCCATTTTAACATAATGTCAGTTCCTAATATTTTTGCTCCTTCAAATAACACTTCTGAAGCTTTATGCATTCTAACGTAATCTACTTGTTTTTCTTTAGGTGGGTTAAATCTATCTGTTTTAGGTATTGCTTTTTCACCACCACTAGCAGTTTTCTTTATTTTATAAACATTATTCATATATGTTTTATAGTTAAAATATAAAACAGATATTTTGTTTCTATCTTTATTGTGTTGGTCAACTCTATTGTGAGATAAACCATTATATTTTTTATCTATGTTTTCAAGCTCAGCCGGTGATAAGTTTGGAAACTCTTTTACAAGCTCGTTTATAGGTACATATTTAACCTCACCTATATAGTATATATCTTCAAAATAAGGTGAATCACTATGAGAATAAACTAAATCAGCTGGATCTACATATTGTACTTTTGCTCCTTCACTCCAATCAAAAGTAGTTTTAACAGCACCCATACCTAACACTGTTAAATCTTCTAAACATCTTCTTCGTATTAGATCGTATTTAGAACCTTGTAATAAAACGTTTACAGCTTGTTCGTTTGCTAACTCAACCTCTTGCTTATAAGTTAACTGCATGTGTAACCTTAACTCTTCCATTGTTTCTGGAAGTTGCTCTGGATCGTTTTCGTAAAGATCCATGTTAAAATCTTGTTTAGCTTGGTTGTTAAAGTCTCTATTTCGCATATCTTTCAACATGCTTTCCATGTAGTCAGTTCTTTTAGCTACACCATACTGATCTTGCGAGTATGCTTTAATATCAAAATTTCTACCAGCCATACCGTTTACAACTATATCAACAAACTTAGGTATAATTGGTACTGGTGTCCAATCTAAATTAAGATAAGACAAATCACCATTTATAGATAACTCATCTTTATATTTTTGTATTGATTGTTCACCCCTCGCGTATAATCTAAGATTATGAAACTTTCTTTGCGTTTTAGAATATCGATTTGAAGCAGGACCATCAAACCATTCTAGTTCGATAGCTCTCGCTACTTTTAACCCATACTCATTAGTGATCTTTTCTAAATCACTAACAACTTGAGAAGGAAATTCTTTATGTAGAGAATCTGCCATGTTATTGTTTAATTATTTTTGAATTTATTCCTTTGTTGCTATACTTAGCAATGTTTATGTTTATTGGTGCTTTTTTAATATGTGGGTTAGGTTTGTACAAATGTCTATTACAAGCCATTATTGCTAACCCGCTACTAATCGTTGCATCATACTTAGTTCTTTTGTTTATATCAAAACCAGCCCAATCATTTAAAGTTCTATTAAAATACATATTTCCGTAACCATCTTTCGTTTGCCCAACCTTTTCTTGTATATACATTTCAATTGCAGCAGCGTGTGCTTGCTTTATATCTTCGCTTGAGTTTGGTATACCACCTATTTCTTTTTCAGCCGTAGACAGTTTATTCCACACTTTGTCAGGTCTATTCATACTAAAACCTCTATAACCACGTCTTCTTAAATGATACAATAGACGAGGTTTGTTGTTCTCTGCTAACATTGGCATTCCGTAGTAAATTAAAGCCATTAGAACGTCCTCAAAGAATATCTCAGCTGTTTGTGGTCTAGCTATATATTCTAAAAAAAACTGAGCTGGCGGCGCATCTTCCATTGAAAACTTAGTTAATCCGTGTAAAGCACCTTTGGAACCTTTACCATCTACAGTTCCTGATATGTCGTAACTATCACAACCAAAAGCTCCCATGTGTTCATTACCGGGATAACGTATACCATTTTTTACTATAACGTTATTTTGCAAGTTTACTGGTGGTACCCAAGTTACTCTAAACCTACCTTTTTGATCTGGGTAAAACATTACTCTTGAATCTTTAACACCATTAATCCATTGAAAATTACCTTGTGTTATACCTAAATTTCTACCTAACTCTTCGTTGTAATCTATTTGTTCATATAATTTAACTAAGTTAAATATACTGTTATTCGCCTCATCTCTAAACGCGTGCTCAGTAGTTCTTGGAAACTGCCTGTAAAATTCATTTAACGCGTCTTGATCTTGTTTTAAACCATCAGCTTCGTTTTGCCAGTTTTCTACAACTCCTATATCTATTAACTCTCCGTCTGGGGCGAAGACATCATTATCTGGCGTATCA